CGCCTTCCATTAAATGTTGAATTTTCATTTCATATTCCTAATTTTCTGTTCGGCAATCATTACCAATTTTTCCATTTGTTCTACACTCTCGCAGTTCCATCTGCGTAGTGCTTTGTTGATTGGGCTATCCGGATCTCTTTTAGTCTTAGCACTAGCATGTGCTTTCTTCATACCACTCATTCTAGCACAGAATGATTTACGGCGTTTAGCACTTTTAGAACCCTTTTTTAACTTACTTGGCTTAGTAGTAACCGCAGTCTTTAGTTTAGATCCTGGATTCTCTCTACGATAGGCTTTGACTGCTTTGGAACTCATACCATCAGTCTTGTCTTTCTTATTGACCTTTTGCCAATCTTCATTAATAATTTCGTTTGCTCTCATAATAGTTTCCGTAAATAGTTGACTTTATTGCGTAGGTATGCTACACTGTATCTATTATTTATCATTTTGGTCTATCTATGTACACAAATCAGTCAGTCAAACGCATCGGTTTCGCTTGTAAATGGGCAGAAATCAACAAGAAAGGTGAGATTGTTTCAGCCGAAGGTCTTAACACAGGTGGCACAACTCAAGCATGGGCAAAGCGTAATAAGCGGGATATAGTAGAAGAAAAGATTATGGATGTTGCTAAACGCAATATTCTCAATACACATGCACTAGTTAAGAAAGTTGCAACACTTGATCCACAATTGCGTATGTTACGTCTTACTAGTGATATGTTTTCATTTTATACCATGGATGGATACAAAGACTTTTGGCATTCAACTGATGTACAGAATAGCTTAGAACGTTGGATGGCACCTATAGGTGAGACTGCACGTGCCAATGATGTTCGTCTAAGTTTTCACCCCGATCAGTTTGTAGTTTTAGCGAGTGACCGTGAAGAAGTAGTAAATAAGAGTATAGAAGAATTTGAATATCATTGTGACATGGCTCGTTGGATGGGTTATGGGCAAAAGTTTCAAGATATGAAAATCAATGTACATATCTCAGGACGTAGAGGCCCACAAGGCATTAGAGATGTATACAACAGATTGTCGCCAGAAGCGAGAAACACACTAACACTAGAGAATGAGGAATACACACATGGACTTACTGACTGCTTATCATTATCTGACCTCGTACCTACGGTCATGGACATCCATCATAATTGGATTAGAGAAGGAAGTTATATTAATTGTAATGATGACCTTGTTAAAAAGGTTATTGATAGTTGGAGGGGTTGCCGTCCTACTCTCCATTACAGTGTTAGCCGCGAAGATGTACTCGTCGGTCATTCCGGATCACAATTACCCGATCATGGTGCGTTGATTGAGGCAGGGTACAGTAAACAAAAGCTTAGGGCACATAGTGACTACTATTGGAACGAAGCAGTGAACGATTGGGCATTGACATTCATTGATAATTTTGATATGATGTGCGAATCGAAGGCAAAGAATCTTGCCAGTTTTAAATTATTAGAGAGATATAAATGTTTGACAAGTTAAAGAATTTATTTAAGAAACCCGAACCTGTAGTACAAAAAGAAAAGAAACCTCGCAAGCCTAAAGAGAAGAAGGTTGAAGCTGAACTTACAGCAAAAGAAAAAGCAACACAAGCAGGTGAGCCTTACGTGAACATTCTTAGAATGGAGATAGACCCTAATGATATCAATAGTGGTTCAGTAGAACTTGATTTCAATGATAAGTTTGTGTTGAATCTTATTCGTGCAGGCTACAAGATGAAAGAGACTGATACAGATAATGATATCGTAGATCGTTGGTGGACTAATTTGTGCAGAGCGACCGTACTAGAGACTTTTGAACAGGAGATCGCTGATCCCGATAAACGGGCACCCGGAGATGTACGCAATGTAGTCACCCGGGATTTAGGTAACGGCCGCACTGAGGTAAGTTAAATGTTAAAAAATATTGATTTGTTTAATCCAGATTTTGTAATTGATTGTTCAAAATTAAAAAATTGCAGAGATATCTATGCAATTATGAGACATAACGGAATTGTAAAAGCCTATGTGTACGGTATGTGTTTCAAACCAGGTTTATTAACATATGACTTTTCAAAGGTAGGAATGAGTTGTCCTAGTCTGGGCGATAAGAGAGAACATCAAGTTGGTGAACGTATTACACGACAATTAAGTTGGGTACCCGGATGGGAAGAACAACATGTGCGTAGTTCACATGGTGCTGACTTTTGGGGAGGTATTGAACATCACTTAATTCCGCAAGGACTATTGCCAGCATCATTTAATAAAAATGATGTGACTATTGCAGTTTGGGATGTTTCTAAAAGAATGCTTTTTTCAGATGTGCATGAAAGTGACGAACTGAAGGCGACTGGTTGGGCTGAAGGTGAATTAGCAAGACAGTATAAAGATACATTTGGTAGATTACCCTATCTTAATGTACAAGACCCCACTAACACTAAGCACTATAAGAAGGGTTATATACCCAAAGATGTGTATGAGTTGTTTGAAATGTTGTAAAAATACAACATTTTTAAAGGTTGACAATAAATCAGTTTGGGTATATAATACATAGTATTGAAGCTGATAAAGAGGTTAAAATGTCTCACGAAGAATTTGAAAGTAATGTGTCTTACTTAGTTCGCCCGTTGTTAAATGACAACGAACACGCAGGATTTTTTAGTAACACCGGAACATTGTTTGCTGAATGTTCCGAAGAAACTGCCCGTAGTATTTTTGACAGATTAAGCAAAGAATTTGGTCTTGGAAAAGTCCAAATTAATGGTCCTGTTAACGGTGAATATAGCTACGATTTTGTATAATCTAACGGTTGACAATAAATCCGTTTGAGTGTATAATAGAGACTTATTAACCAGTGAGATACTTACATGTTACCTGACAATTTAGATGATGCAAAATCAATCTATGAACAATTTGTTAAAGATTGGGAAACTAATCTTAAATCACTAGGTGTGAATAAGCCCCCAAAATTTGGCACTAAGGGTTCTTGGACCTATTTATATGCCTATTGTCATATGGGTAAAGCAATCACCGGACTGCATATATCAAAATGGGCAAGTCAGTTATCAGGAGAAGAATTCACTGAGGATTCACAAACATTGCGGCACATGAGCAATGTACATGGTTATAACGCCCGAAGTCGCAATGGTATCATGCCTGACGGTAGTAAACTCAAATCAGGTCAATACTCACTCATTAATATGCAAGAGGCTGCACCGGGTTGGAAAAACAATAGAAGCGAAGTAGTAAAAAACGGTGACTGGGAAGACATTAAAAAACACTACAACTATAAATGTGCATGTTGTGGTAGTGCAGAAGGCAAAAGCAACAATCGTATCCCAAGCACATCAACTATTTTAGAAAAAGGACATATGAATCCTAGGTTACCATTAGGTCCTGGTAACATGATTCCTCAATGTCAAATTTGTAATAAGCCATACCTTGACTATGTAGTCTTTGATAAGAATGGATATGTTCATGCTATTGCTAGTACCAAATTACTAGAGAGAGCGGATGAAGAAACACAAAAACAATGTTGGGAAATGTTGAGGGGAAAGTTCGGAGCATAAATACGTGACCGCAATTGTTGACAAGTTGCGTTTTAGAAAGTATAATACACTATGCCAAAAAATTTAATATTTACAGAACAAGATTTTTTAAATCAGTTCAATTTACCTAACATTTCATTTATAGATTTTTGTAATAAAATCTGTGTACTTGATGTTATGGATCGTTCAGGATCATTTGTAGTACGAAGTGACCTTGATACCTTTGTTAATCGTGTCAGTAAAAAAGACGACAGAAAACAAAGATTAAACCTGTATAAACAAAATCTATATAAGATTTTAGTCACAGATGCAAAAGCAACATTAACAGCATGGTTTAAACGCTATGGTGAACTAAAAGAAAATGTTGATTTCTATTTTAACATACCCAATGCTAACATTCTAAACAATGATACCTTTGCTGGTAGAACAAACAGCAAGTACGGAAAGATTTGTAAAAATATTAACTTTGTAAACTTCTATAATACAAAGAAACTATATACTAACGATAGCGAATATACATTCGGCTTAATGCGTGTAATGTTTGAAGAATTCAAATTACGCAACAGTCTAGTAGGTCCTGCATTCTTTGACCATATATGTAAGTATACAGGTGATAGTGGTCAATTCTGGTTAGACTTTATGATCGGTGCTAATCGTGCTAGTATCTTTAATCCTGCAACGTACAAAGGAATACTTGACGAAGTATTCACTGGTGAGACATTGTTTGCCCCTGTGATGGGATGGAACGCATATCAAATTGCATTCTACAATAGCAAGTTTAAAAACTTTATTGCAACAGATGTAATTCCTGATGTAGTAGAGAATGGTAAACTACTGCAAGTTGAATACAACAAATATAAAGATGCTAGTATTTTTGAATTAGCAGAAAAGAATATTGACTTATATCTGTGCCCTAGTGAGCAATTAGAAACAAGACATGGTTTTGGTACTAAATATGAAAACTCAGTGGATGCAGTACTACTAAGTCCACCTTACTTTGACTTAGAAATCTACCCAAGTGATGACCAAAGTTTTAATAGTTTCCCTGACTATCAATCATGGTTAAAAGGATACTGGGAAGAAACAGTCAAGTTGGCAGTCAAGGTTATGAAACCCGATGCTAAGTTTGGATTTGTTATTAGCAACTATGTTAACAGACAAAAACAAATGACAACAATCAGTGAAGATATGCGTGATGTGGTGTTGAAGTATCTCACCCTTGATAAACAATACCGTGTACAGTGGAGTGCAATTTCTGGTACAAGGCAAGCAAAGAAAACACGAGGTGGTAACTTTGAAGATTTATGGGTCTTTATTAAAAAATAACATTTGACAAAAACTAAATAGTAGTATATAATAGATACATATCAACACATACCTAATTTAAAAATGAACTACGCCCTGATAGACACTGCAAATACCTTTTTCCGTGCAAGACATGTTGCTTCACGCAATAGTAACCCTGAAGAAAAGGCAGCATTTGCATTACATTTGACATTATCAAGTGTCAATCAAGCTGTAAAACGTTTTGGAATCGATCACTGCGTATTCTGTCTCGAAGGACGTAGCTTTCGCAAAGATTTATATACTCCTTATAAAAAGAATCGTGTGGTTGATGCTATGTCTATTACAGAAGAAGAGGCAGAGGAATCTAAAATGTTTTGGGAAACGTATGCAAAATTTACCCAATTTATTTCTGAGAAGACCAACGTATCTGTACTAAGACATGAACGTGCTGAAGCAGATGACCTGATTGCTAGATTCATTCACTTGCACCCAGACGACACCCACTACATACTTTCAACAGATGGAGACTACCAGCAATTAATTAGTGAAACCGTCAATCAGTATAATGGTGTGACTAACGAACTAATCACATTAAAGGGCTACTTCAAAGAAAATGGGAAGCCTGTCATTGACAAGAAAACTAAAGAGCCTAAGCTACTGGAAGATCCCGAATATTTGCTTTTTAAAAAATTGGTCAGAGGTGATTCAGGGGATAACGTCTTTGCCTCATACCCGGGCGTGAGAGAAGTTGGTACTAAGAACAAAGTTGGTATTCGTGAAGCATTTGAGGATCGCCACAAGATGGGCTTCAATTATAATAATTTTATGTTGCAACGTTTTACCGATCACAATGATGTTGAGGTTCGTGTTAAAGACGCATTTGAGCGCAACAAAACCCTCATTGACTTGAAGGCACAACCTCAAGAAATCAAAGACGCAGTGGATCAACGTATTCGTGAAAGTGTCCGTGTAACAACTATTCCTCAGGTTGGCATTCACTTTATGAAATTTTGCGGCAAGTATGAGTTGACTAAGATTAGCGAACAAGCAGAAATTTATAGCAAATGGTTGAACAGTCCTTATACAGGTAATTTAGTATAATGTTTACACCACCGGAAACAACTTTTAAAAAAATCAAACAAGGTGATCCAGACTTTATGATGAATGATGGTATCAAAATTATACCCAGAGCTAGCTTTGAAATAGGTAAAGGTTGTCCTGAATATTTCAAAACTATTATTGGAAAAGCTTTTAGTGACGGCTGGCTTATACCAGTAGCATACATGAAAGAATCAGAATACGTTTGGGAAAAATTAGGAGAATAAAATGAGTAGAGATTACAACAACTTACAATTTATTTTAAATAAAACACCAGACGAATTGTTAGTTTGGTGGACTTCATTAGAAGATGAAGACAAAGCCTATGCTATGGAAATCATTACTGAGTATCGTAAAATTTTAAATGAACCAATTGTAGAAGATTATTCTATTGCAAAAAATTACTTAAAGAAGTTTCAACTATGAAGAAAGTTTATTATGAAAAAAGAGGTCGTAGATATTATCCTGTTGCTGAGTATGATAGTACTTACATGGACAGTTTCCCTAAAGGTAATCACTTGGTCATGTGTTACCCGGGAGGAACCAGCCGTCGGTTTAACGTGGAACCTGACAATGCCGCGATGATTGCCGCAGGCAGAGTAGCAGAAGATGCTATCTGTCGTGCTATCAGCAAAGCATCAGAACTGCGTCCACAGAATACACCGATTACAGAAACACAACAGAAAGCTTGGCGTAAGTTTTCTAAAGAAATGGGTGATGAATTATGCACACTATACGGACTGAGTGCCCGTGATTGTGCAGAAGCAGGTGTTAAGGCTATGCAGGAAGAGGCTGACAAGTTAATGACTAACCCTGCAGTAAAGAAAGCTTATGAGCACTTTCAATTGGTTTGTGAACTTACCCGAGAACATAATGAGTCGTGAACAAATCATCACTGATATGTGCATAACATATAGGCATGACTATGGGCTTGATAGAAAACCCGAGGATCCCCCATGGATTGCCGGCATGACACCCAACGAACGTAAAGGTTTGTGGAACACAATGGCACAAATCTATGACAACAACATTGCACCTAATATGATTTTAAAAAATGGCAAGTCTAGCTGATTATTTTGAAAAGAATCGATACAAGCCTAAATATGAATTTATGGCTAGAGTAACCGGCATGCATGGTAAGATTCGATGGGTAGGAAGTGTAGGTAATGATACTGTAATCAGTGAATTGCGAGGTCCTGAATTACATATTCATTTAGATTTACCGTTAAAAATTGACGGTGAATACACACATCATTTTTTTACTAAACACAAGGGCGTAACAAGGTTAGTAAGCTTTGATGAAGAATCTAAGAAAAAGAAATAATGTATGATGCAGTAATTTTTACTGATGTAACCGATACAGTAACTATCTATAAAGCAATCGGTGCATATAAGATTGCCAATACTCTACGACAACAAGGATATAGTTGTTTGGTCGTAGATCACCTACATGCATTTACTTTAGATGAAATAAAAAAGGTAATTGATAATTCAGTATCAATCAATACGCTATTTGTAGGGTTCAGTACAACCTTCTTTAACAGCACCTTAAACTCTGTTAACAGCGACGGATCACTAACATATAGTTCAATACTATCAGGTGTGATGCCACAAGGTATTGATTTTGAAAATCAAGTTATCAATCATATTAAATCCAGACATTATAATTGTAAAATTATAGTAGGTGGGACGAAGGCTCATGCTAATATCAATGACAAAAACATTGATTACAGTATCATTGGTTACGGTGAGGTCAGTGTGTTATCAGTAGCTAATCATTTAAAATCAAACACTCCCATACCAAATAGTTATAAAAATTTACACGGTGTAACTATAGTTGATAATAGAAAAAACGAAGGCTATGATTTTGTCAATAGTAAATTCAAATGGGAAGATTCAGATGTTGTTAATGCAAAAGTCCTACCATTAGAAATTGCACGTGGCTGTATATTCAAATGCAAATTCTGTAGCTACCCATTAAATGGAAAACAAAACTTAGATTTTATCCGTAACAGTGATATACTGTATGAAGAAATGCAATCAAGTTATGACAAATACGGAGTGTCTAGTTTTTACATACTTGATGATACGTTTAATGATAGCGTGTATAAATTAGATATTTTACAAGCAACAGTTAAGAGATTAACATTTCAACCTAAGTTTTGGGCCTATACTAGGTTAGATTTAATAGCACAGAATAACGGACTGATTGACAAACTATATGATATAGGTTTGCGTGGCATTTATTTTGGTATAGAGACACTAAACAAACGCACCGGATTGATTATCGGTAAAGGGTTTGATAGAGCTAAACAAATTAACACAATTAGTCAGATTAGAGAACGCTATGGTAATCAAGTAACAATGCATGGTAGTTTTATTTTAGGATTACCTGAAGAAAACATAAGCTCAATGCGTCAGACATTTAATCAACTAATGGATGAATCTATTCCGTTGCATACATTTGTCTTTCATGGATTGAATCTATATAAAAATGAAGCAGTTCCTTTTAATAGTGAATTGGGCAAGAATTTTAGAGACTATGGATACACTGAACTAAATACTAACCCCAACTCACCCAAAATTAATTGGGGTAATCTACACTTAGACTATAACATTGCAAATGAGTTAGCATCCGAGTTTAATAGTACCGCGCAAAATAGTAACAGATTGTATTTGCCAGGCCAAATAGGGTTTTCGTTAAAGAATTTAGGATTTACTGATGAACAGATTACAAACATAAGATACAAAGATGTTGAATGGGGTAAAATATCAGCAAAGAAAGACGTTTACATAAAAGAATATAAAGAGAATTTAATAACTAAATTATCCATAATCATTTGATTATTATTCAAAATAGAGTACTATTATACATACAGAGGAATATATGAACAAAACACTAATTGCAAAACCAGTAGTCAAGAATCAATTTTGGATCGTTACTGACGGTAAGGAAAAAGTAGGTAATGTAATTGCCGATGGATCTGGATTTGAAGTTAAATTAAATGGTAACAAGACACATTACAAGAACACAACTACCATTAAAAAGAAAACAAATATAGAGTTTGAACCTACTCAGAAAGTTGATAAGTCCACACACAATTTACCTTTTAAAGTATATCCTACTACCAATAAGGTTTATAATTCTATGCTTGATGTTAAGCGTAAAATGCATTTGTTTACTACAACACCCAAAAGTAAATGCTATCATGCGGCAGGCTGGTATATTATTGACCAAGGTAATGATCCTAAAGTAACATTCTGTCCTAAATATATCTTTATTCAGCGTTATCCTTATAAGGGACCATTTAAAACTGAGGAAGAAGCTAAAAAAACGATAAATAGTCTATGATACATATTAAGAGATTTATAGACAAAATATCCTACATGGAAGGCAAGCAAGGCAAAGATGTGGTGTTGCCTATGACAGACGCAAGAGGTTTACGTGATGAATTGGTTAAATTGTTAGCAGATAACTATGATTTGAAGCAAGATCAACCTATCATTGAACCTGTCTTTCAAGTAGAAGTAAAAGGTGGTACATTTAAATGAGCAGAACACAACCAAAAGTGTTATTAGAATTAGTAGATAAACAAACATACAAGTGTGACCAAATTGTAGAAGCATCAGGAATATGGGCTGTGTTTTACGATAAGCAACCTATCAATCTAAAATCACAACATTACTTAGATAACGAAGCAACACCTAAGTACAAGAAGACCAGTTTCAGTAATCCTGGCCATGCACGTAATCTTTGCCGAAAGTTAAATGCACAGTTTAAGACAGACAAGTTTACTGTTATCTTCATGAATTCTGGAAGTTGCGTATATCCAGATGACCAAACGTAAATCCGTCAAAGAAAATATTACCCAAGCGGTCTTTTCTGAAATACCTAAACACAATAATATTTGGCTCGAATATACTATAGACGAGTTGTTACCTAGATGGTGGTATACCGGACGTAATGAAGGACTAAGACTAACTGATATAGGTACTTTAGCCTTTCAAGCCGCGCAGATAGAATTTTATGACATTGAATTCAAACAACAAGGTAGTAGTTGGTATAGCTTTCTAGTAGAAGTAAATAACAAAATAAATTGCCCTTACTACTTAGGTTCAGGTAAAAAAATAAACAACGAAAAGAAAAATGCTTATATAAGATTGTATGACAGCAAAGTTGCCATGCTTATAAATTTGTATGGTTCATTGGAAGAATATTTAACTGCTACAAGGAGCAAACATGACAGAAGAAAAGAAAAGTAAAAACCCATTCATTAACATGGCTAGAGAAGCCAAAGCACGTGATATGAAGTTAGCACCTGAGAAAGCTACACAGATACAAAAAGCAAAAGCTCCTAAACCAAGTAAGGGGTTTGGTGGGTCAAGTGTAGTTCGTAGAACCGGCCGCGGTGGCTAATACCAAACACCTTCGTTACGCATTCGTCTAACGAAGGTTAAGTAACTGCTACATATACCATAGCACCTTAATTTTACTGTGCTAAACAATCCTCGGTCTTGTATCTCTGGAAGAAATATAATACTTGAATTGTTTATTGGAACTGTACCTGGTGTAATGATTTGACCACCACTGGTCGTAGCGGGTGTGTTTTCAGATAAACTATCAAACCAAAAGTAATTTGGATATAATGAAGTAGACTGCCCGGATATCCATGTCTGCATGTCAGTGTTTTTAGCATTAATCCAAAATCTATTACCGCGTAGGTAAGTTTCTGACACTTCATCTAGGGGTTGTTCATACCCTACATAAAATTTATTATCTATTCTCCATACATCAATCAAGCATGAATAGCCAGCATCTAGTGCTTTACCAATTTGATTTGGGGTGTTGGCATTTTCAAAATTTTGCCCATCGTAGATTCCTTGGTAAGATATATATAACATAATATATATTTATGTCAACGGAATCAATAGCTGCCGCGTTATATATATGTAGACATAAAAAATCTACTTCATTAACACAAAGGAAACTTAAAATGAAAACATTAGCAATCGTAATCCTATCAGCATTGTCATTAACAGCATTTGCCCAGACTGCAACTCCTGCCGCTAAGCCAGCAACACCTGCTCCGGCTGCTACAGCACCGGCTGCACCTGCTAAAGCTGAAGCGCCAAAAGAAGAAATGAAATTGGCTAAGAAAAAGGATGCTCCCAAGGCAGATACTAAAAGTGCACCTGCCAAGACAGAAAAGGCACCTGCAACAACTGCTCCTAAGGCAGAAACCAAACCAGCTGGCAAGTGAAGTAGAGGATACTGATAACTATGATGTAGTTGATTTAGACTTACATCGTAGTTATGGTCGTCTAAAACTAATCACGGTTAATCTTTGGGATGATGACAGTGAGTTACCGGAACATATTCAAAAAAAACTTGAGAATGCAAGAATAAAAGCACTAGAAGTGTATCGTAGTAAATATGCAGTATGATTCTACCAACAATTAACCTTGATACCTTTTCAAATCAATATTTAGAATATTCCGGTTTAGATTCATTAGATAAATGTTTTAACAAAGATTATTTTTTAAGCTATCCGAGCCAGATTGAATATAAATATAATTCTAGAGGGTTCAGAGGGCCTGAATGGCCCTCTGACTTAACTAATGTATGCTGGTGTGTAGGCGATAGCTTCACTGCCGGAGTAGGTTCGCCTTACAATCATACTTGGCATTATGTACTAGCAGAAGCATTAAAAATGCAAACCATAAACGTAAGTATGGATGGTGCTAGTAATTCTTGGATTTGTCGTAAAATTTTAGAACTTTTAGTCATCAAACCAAAAAATATCATAATTCAATGGTCATATATTCATCGCAGAGAAAAAAACAACATTAACATTTGTGACGAAGAAAGACGTATATATTCAATTGATACAACTACTGCCCAGGATATAGAACATATGTTTGCCTGTATCGATAAAGTAGAATTAGCTAAACAACAAACAACCATTATACATACTTTTATCCCAGCTTGCGTTCCAGAAGAGGAAAAATCTAGATTTGATGAATTACTTGCAAAAAAGAATATAAATATCGTTAGGTTCGAACAATTGGATAAAGCTAGAGACTATCATCATTATGATATCCAAACTAGTACTAGTTTAGTAGAAAAATTGATACAATCTAAATATCTAAATATATAATAATATTTTTGTTGCATAAATAGTTATGAAGTTAGGAGTTCTTCATAAAAACTCAATTTTTAAACACACACATAGGAGATATAAAATGTTTAACACAGCAACTTACGCCTTTATTGACGGCGT